TTTCTACTGTTAAATCACGATTTTGACCTGCCTCAGTCATCATTAAAAAACCACGGGCGGCGGAAAATCTCTTCAATCCACTAGCAGGAATATATGCAAACCCACTCGCATAAGGCAGTGTAGATGACTGCCCATAAACAGAACCAAAAGCCCGAACGTCCATACAAATACGGTTTTTTTAATTTTAACTGGTCTTTTCGGAAATTTCGATCAGCCGTTTTAGATACCATTCACATTTTCTTAGGTCCTCAACACCATTTTTATGTTCTGTCCTCCATAAATACTTTAAACAAGCACCTCTACAGTATGCTTTAGCTCCTTCTAGCCCTAAAGCCGATTCAAGCGCATCAATACACTCAATAGGACCTTGCGTATAGTGAGCAGGGTGATCCACAGCACTTTTTTCGTCAAATTCGTCAAAGAAAAAAGCGTCCCAATTCGTCACGGATCAGATCACAAACATTTCGGATAGTTCTAACAGAACTTCACCATTTGTCAACATACGTTGACTGTACTTAGTGTCCAAGTGTTCGATTAAACCGCACTCAGCAATCTGAATACAACCATCTTTCTTAATTAACGGAACCACTCGGCGGTGTTCCTGCTTTTTACTCAGATTTTCAAACGCAAGCCCCATAGAACTGCGGTCAGCGATAGGCCAACACCTAAATTTCGTCAGCTCAAAGCTTTTTATAGGGTCACAGCTCTCAGAAGTAACGTATTTCTCAGCCATCTCCTGATCAAGAATCATCATGCCTGTATAAGGATTACCTAAAGAAGCAAAACACACAAAATCTTCGTCAGGAGTCAGATAAGTCTGAACGTCATAGCCGCGATCGCCCCAAACGTCTGGTGTCGTGCCATTAAGTCGCCATTTTTTATGGTTATCAAACGGAATTAATTGGCCATTTAGATTTTCGTACCTACAAAACCCAGGTTCCAAATTCAAACAGCTTAATTTTTCCTTCCAAAACCACCAATAATAAAAATTATCCTCTGTGAAGTGCATATCATTTTCGGTATATATGTAAAAATCGTAAGCTTTAGCAGAAACAGCTGCAGCTAATAGCTTCTTGTGGCTCCAGGTTAGACTAAAACCCACATACTGAGGATCAGCCACAAGAATCTCGATGCCACAGTCATCAAGATTGGGTTCCAACAGTTCTTTTAAAACTTCTTTATCCTCGCGGTGCTCGTAATCGATAAAAATGTAAAAATCTTGTCTGCCAGGAATCTTCGTATATCCCTGCAGAGTTTTTAAAAGGGCATCAAAACGAGATAGAGGATCAAACGCAGTTACAGCAATAAAAAATTTATACGAGAGAAGTAGTCCGTGAGAAAATTTCCAGTTCTCTGAGAAATTTAAGTCGGTCATAATCAGTACTCCATTTGAAAATTACCTCGACGCTGAAGAAAACAAACTAAATGCGTGTAAGCATCCAGTAAATCATCATGCGACGTGGCGCCTATGTTTACTAATTGATCAAATAAAACATCGAACTTACGGTATCGATTAAAAATCACTTTTTTATTTTCTAGTAGACCCAAGGTTCCACGGAAACGAGCAATCTTATCCCCCCGGAAACCTTTAACTTCATGAATATGTATATTTCCGAGACCTCGATCACTGAGCATAATCCGTCTCAAATCTGCAGCAAGAGAAGCTTGATATGCCACAGACTCAACCACTAACGTACAAGTCGAGTATGTGGGAAAAAACTCTCCTGAGGCATCTTCTATAAGGATGCCCCATTCGACGAGCATCTTGCACAGAAGATCTATTTTTTCAAGATTGCCTATAGACCGCACCTGGTGCGCATCAATTATGTAATATTTATCTTGCAGACGACCACCCAGTACAAAAGCGGTGTAATCAGAAGTTTCATTTTTACTGGCGGACAAATCAATACCAACAGCCAACGAATCGAATTCGGTGACGACATCTCCTTTAATCAGTAAGTCTGGAGAAAGGACTAAATCAGAAGTCATCACTGGCTGCTGCTGATACTGGAAAGCAAAAGCAACTGGATCTAATTCTTTTTGACCTAATAAGTAATCAACGCTCCACTGCTCAGGCCAATAACTTTCCGGCTCACCGTGGTCGTCGTAAGTTAAAGCTTCTTGAGTTACTTGCTTCCATCCTTTATCAGGAATAAACATCGTTTTATGGATATCGAGCGGATGGAAACGAGTTCCCAGGCAGATAGAGCGGCCACCCTCAAAAATAATTGGAGCAATAACAGAGCTCCAGTTATTATTCATCTCTTCTCTAATAGCAGAGTTTTTAATATCTGTGCTTGATTTAATAGGGTCATCCACAATCACAAGATGAGCACGCTTTGAGGTAATAGAACCCCTAAGACCGGCAGCACGCAAGGTAAATTCTTCATCACCCAGACGGCTTATGCCTGCATAGTCAAAATCAATAGACCAGCCAATATCAGACTGCATCCCAGAACGCAACTGAACTTTCGGAAAGATTTTTTTAAAACTTGACGAATCAATAATTTGTTTAATAATTCGACTCTTAGGGATAGCTGTTGCAATGTTGTAAGAACAATAAATAATCTGCAAAGGCAATCCTGCTGTTGTGTGTCGCCCGATGATCCAAGCAGTAAATAAATTTAGAACAGTTGACTTAGCAGAACCCCGTGGAGCCAAAATATCTAAATTTGGACCAGCAATATCAAGAAGATATTTATTACTCTTTCCAGTAATTAAATGCCTGTGCCACTCCAGCATATGATGCGCCGGAGCTTTATCCATAATAGTACAGAACGTATGGAAGTCATCAGCTGCCCTGGTAAATATAGTCTCTAACTCAGGCGCTTCATTATCTATAGCTTTGGCAGCACGTAATTTAAGTGCTCGTCTGTATGCAAAAGTTTCACGACTCGGCATCTAAATTAAAAACTGTCTGTATACTGTTAGCAAGATTCTAACCCTAAATGGCAAAAATTCTCTGGTACGGAGACATCCTCTCAAACACTGGTTTTGCTAGAGTTACACACAGTGTGTTAGAGCACCTGCAGAAGAAGCATGAAATAGTCGCAGTAGGCATTAACTACAACGGTGATCCTCATAATCTTCCTTTCAAGGTTTATCCGGCAGCGGCTAAAAACCCTGGAGATCGATTTGGGATTGGCCGGCTGCCAGAAATTGTCGAAGCAGAAAAACCAGATTTCTTTATTTGTTTAAACGATATCTGGATGGTTAACCAAGTTTGGGAACGCATACATCTCTTAAAAACACAAAATAACTTTAAGTTTATTGCTTACTTCCCCCTCGACTCGCAGTGGTATACAGAAAGCCACATGCGATTTATTAAGGACTGGGACTTCGCAATTACGTTCACTATTGAACAGGCGCAGCGAGTCATGCAGCTCGGCGTTAAACCCAAGATGTTGGGTGTCATCCCACACGGGGTAGAGGTCTCAAAATTCTTCCCAATCGATCAGGCAGAAGCCAGAAAACAACTTCGGATTTCTGAAGACAAATTTATTGTCCTTAATGCAAACCGAAATCAGCCGCGCAAACAAATTGATCTAACGATCAAAGCGTTTGCCGAATTTGCGGTAGGCAAAGAGGACACGATGCTGTATCTGCATATGAGTGAAAAAGATCTTGGGTGGGATATTCGAGCAATTTTTGAAACAGAAATGAAACGGCGAGGTCTTAGCTCAGATCAACGACTTTTAATGACGACAACAAATATTGATTATATGAACGCGCCGCCGGATGAAATTTTGAATTATGTCTATAACGCTTGCGACGTAGGCATCAACACAGCAAACGGTGAAGGCTGGGGACTTGTTCCTTTCGAACACGCAGCATGTAAAAAACCGCAGGTTCTGCCAAACCACACGTCCTTTGCTGAAGTTTGGAAAAATAAAGCTTTATTAGCTGATGTCGCCGCGTGGATTTACGACAAAGATTTAGGTGTCGAGCGAGGAATTGTGGACATCAACGATGCAGCAGTAAAGCTCACGAAGCTTTATAAAGATAAAGAATTTTATAAAACTGTTGCAGAAGACTGTCATTCTGTGACCCTAAATCCTTCGTATCGCTGGGACAAGATCGCAGAAGGTTTTGAAAAAGCCATGGAGGAAATCTCGAAATGAGCCTGCAATTTCATCGCTATCGGACGTACCACAACAGGGCTGTAAAAACTGTTTTTACACCTTCTAAAAAAGGCTTCCCTTCTGTGTACGAGCAAGCCGAAAATATCGGCGGCACTTTTACACGGATTACGGCTGGTTTACCGGAAACCAACGTTGCGAACTTTAGCCCTTGTGTGCTTAAGCATCGCGGATCAACTTTAATCGCGTGGCGATCTCAGCCGGAACCATTTGTGTTTCGCCACGACATGAAGTATTTCTATTACAACAATGCCCCTACAGATTTATACATCGGTGAATTAATTGGGGACGACACAATCGTCGCACCCAGAAAACTTAAAGAAGGTAAGCATCGGTTAAGTTACGAGGATCCTCGACTCTTTCTGAGTCCCGACGACAAACTGCATTGTCAGTTTGTAACGAGCACCTACGCAACTAAGTGGGATAGCACCAACCACAAACTTATAAAGACCCCAAAAATTTGCGTTGGTGGTATTGACGAATTCGGCAAACTAACCGATTGCATGTTCCCCGATATTGGGGAAAATCTTAAAGATGGAGGCACAGAGAAAAACTGGTGTTTTTACTCTTATAAAGATCGGCTGAAACTTTTATACACAACTCAACCATTAGTTTTTAAATCCCCTGGAGAAAAAGATGTTGTCGTAGACGCCTCCTGTCTAAAACAAGTCACTGGTGAGTTCCCCACATTCAACTCGACTGCGCCAGTAAAACTTGACGACGAGTGGCTTGTTTTCTACCACTGGAAACATATGGTTTACCAGCTAGACAGCAGACCTTATCTGCTTTATTCGCTCGGTGCCTACACACTTAACGAGGAACAAACAAAAATTACCAGGATGATGAAGGAACCGTTATTTGTCGGTTCTACTCGGGACGATCTAATTACTTGGACGGATGCAGTAGGCAACGATATATCAAATCAACCTGCTTGCATCCTTCCATTTGGTTGCTTCATCGACGAAGACGATGAATTAGTTATGTCTCTCGGGGTTAACGATTACTTTATGGGTATCTTTAGAACACCTGTAGTAAACGTGCTGTCTTTACTAGATCGTGTTTAACTTTTTTCTTCACGTTCCATTGTGCTCCAAACCACAATGGAAGCATCCTCAATCAGCGAGCTCATTGTTGGCTGATCCTCAAAACTATTTATAAGTTCACGAAGACAACGATCAGCACCAGCAAGTAACAAACCTCTGCGATCCAAGCCATCAGTAAGCTGCCGGACAGCTTGAATATGGCTGCGAAGTTCTTTTTGCAGCACAGCAATTTTTGTTGCCGCTGTGGCATGATCCAACATGCCGGTCAGCGTCATCTGCCGAACATTACTCAAATCTCTTTTAAGGGCATCAATCTCAATCAAAAGATCTTTGCGTAAATCACTCTTTGGGTATTTTTCCTGTACCCAAGCGGTTAAATCTGAAATTGAGCCGTTGTAACCGGGTTTTAAAAACCTGGCGTACAGAAAAGCTTCAATATCGCTAGTGCTGTTCTTCGCGTAATACGTAAAAGAATCGCGCTGCGATTTATCGAGGGAAGCCAACCACTCAGCAACGGTGGTTGAATCCCCAATTGTAGATTTAATCATGCAAAGAAACGTTGACCTGCAAGTGCCTGATTAGCACCGAATTGTTTTAAAGCTAGTTGCGCTTTGGTTTGACCTTTGATCCTAGTTAGATCAGCAAGAGTATTTGCTTGCGTCATCTGCAGACCAGTTTCACGAGCTTGAGAACCAAGAGCTAAACGACCCTCGGTTTCAGCACGAGTTCTAAAAACATCAGCAAGAGTATCCGCTTGCTTTTGCGCCACAGCAGCGCGAGTTTGCTCTTGTAAGGTTTTTAAACCAACATTCGACTGAGCGAGTTGACTAGCCAGTTGATTTTCACCACCTAATGCTGCCGAACCAGCTTGACTGAGAAGTTGTGGAGCAGCAAGTTCTGTACCAAGTTTTGATAGAGCTTCTGACTTTTTAACATCTAAACCGGCGCCAGCTGAAGCTGCAGTGATCGAAGCTTGAGTGGCTGTCTGCTTTTGAGCTTGATCAAGAGCCTCCTTCAAAACAGAAAGCTGACTGGAAGCGAGAGTTGTGCCTTCTAGGCCAAGAGCTCCACCAAAAGAACCTTGCAGCACAGCAAGAC